GAGTTCAACTGAGTAGTCAGCTCTTAGGGCACGACCTTTAGCTTCAACCGCAATACGGTCGATGCTGAATGCCATTTCCATGAACGCATTGCCACCTGAATCTCCAAGAGATTCTAGATCGCCAGTACTGAACTTGCTAGAAGCAAGGTCGTAGTTAGTAGCAGTTGTACCGCCACCAGTTGCGTCGTTGATAAGACCTGGGTTCTTCTCAGTGGTAGCTGTTGGAGGTGTTCCACCCTTAGTACCAGAGAACTGTGCGTCTGGCTCATTGAAGAATGCTTCTCCACCAGTTTGATTGGTGTAACGAGAACGCATCGCAAAGATGAGTCCAGTAGGACCAGACATTGGCTGAACGCCTGCGATGTCATAAGCAATTAGCTTAGGCATAGCACGACGGATCAAGCTGATGAGGATAGGGTCGAAACCATATACAGCACCAGAACCTGTTGTCTGTGTGTTGATAGGACCAACGTTTGTTGGTGCTTCTGTTAATACGTTTCTCTCTTCTTGGAGAGCACGCTCTTGGTTTTCCAAGAGAATTGCGGTAACCGACTTACGATAGTTATCCTTGATTTCAGGAAGACCATCATGGTTAAGTACTGGTGCCCACTTCTCTTGGAGTTTTTCTGCATTAAACATGCTTAGAATACTCCTGTATTACTTTTAAGTGTGTGTCCAGTTAGATCCTTTTAGCGAGCTGCTGCACATAAGTGCTCATGCTCTCACTAATAGATTCAACTTTTGCTGGTTCATCAGTAGAGATTTCTTCTGCTACCTCAGGTGCTTTCGCTCCAAAGTAACTCTCTTTGATTTGACCAAGCTTTTCACGATACGTCTCTTCAGATTTGAATTCGACTGCTTCAGCTAGAGAGGTAAACTTGTCCTTCTGAACTTCTGCAAGTCCTCTGGATAGTTCTGTCAAAATCTCATTCTTACGATAGTTCCCTACCTTCTCGTGCAGTCCAACGTTCTTTTCAATTTGTTCGTTGAGACGGGTCTCCATTTCATCAAGTTTCTCGCTCATATCAGCGACTGCATCAAGCTTCTCATCTGGAAGATTGATGTTGCTTTCAATGAACAATTTCTTTAATCCACCCATGAATGCTTCGGTGACTTCAGAACGTAGACCTGCTTCTACCGCAAGTTCGTTCTCTGTCATCCACTCTTCGCAAGCATATGAGAGGAAATTTTCTACGCGACCAGCGAACTCTTCTTTGATTTTCTCAAGTTCTTCACCGATCCTGCTCTCTGCAGTTTCCTTAAGTCCAACGACTTGCTCTTGTACCTTTGCATGTACAGCAGCTTCAAATACAGTCGTTGCCTTTTTCTGGAATTCTTCGTCTAGGTCAGCACCAGCTAGGATAGCTGTGATGTCTTCCTTGACTTCTACTTCGGAGATTGTGTCTCCTTCCTTCTCTACATCATCAAAGATCTTAGCGGATAATGCTCCAGGCATACTGGATGATGCACCACTTGGCTTAGTTTTGATTGTAGAATCTCCTGTTACTCCTACAGGAGCAGCAGCCTTAGCACCGACGTTATCAGGTCCTTCAGGTTTTTCTTTTGTAGATCCACCAACCTCAACAGCACTGTTCTTTAGGTCGGATGGTTGTGCGGGAACTGCACCTTTCTTGATGGCGGCATCGCCAACAGCTGCATCCTCAGCAATTTTTTCTTCAGGAGCCGCTTGTTCTGCGATCACCTTTTTGAATTTTTCATCAATACTTGACATTTACGTACTCCTTAGCGGGTAATTAGACTGCATTTAATTTACATATTTATTTATAAATCACAAACTTCTGAGCATTTGCTCGAAAGCACGGAGCTTTCTTTCTGCAAGTACTTCAGGATTGGGTGCATTGTCAAGGGCTTCCTTGACTGCCTCGATTTGTGCTTCTTTAATCTTACCGTCGATTAAAGTCCATTCCTTTCCTTCGTAGATTCCCTCAACATAAGCATCAGGTGCGGAAGGGTCTGCTACTATATCAGCAGCAGTGGATAGGATAAAGTCGTCGGCTACTACATTGGTTGTGCCCTCTTTTTTAAGAGAACCTAAACCTCTCGAAGAAACACCGAGCTGTACCCCTTCCTCTAGTAAGTTCTTTGCGATCTTACCCATAGGGGTCTCTAACAACTTTGCCTTACCGATAAAGTTCTTACCTTCAGGCTGCAACTCAACAATTTTATGGGAGACACGATCCAAGTTTATAGTTGGACCTTCTGGATGACCAAGTTCACCAAGTGCTCTTCCGCGTCGGATGAACTCTTCGTTGTACTTGTTAACCTCACGTGCCATGGTCTCGTATCTATACATACGACCATTGCGGTTAGTGATTTCGGTTTGGAGAAATATGCCCTTAATGTAGGTATCTTTTTTCCCGTCGGTTTCTTCGACGAGCATCTCTACGGGTTCAATCTGTTCCGTTATCAGTTTCATCTTCATCTGCCTTAGTATCGGTAGTTGCTTCAGTTTCATCTGGGTTGCGATTAATCACTTCTGCAGTTTCATCTGGTGATGCTTCTCCTTCTGGAGGTAATCCAGTTGGTTTGCCATCATCAGGAACATGCGGAAACATGCGATTAGCAACGTCCAATTTACTTGTGTCCACTGCAGCTGCAGCTTTCACTTGTAACATATCTTTGAGTTTATCTAGAGCATCAGCTCTATCATTATCCCAAAGTAAATCAACGATCTCTCGTTCTTGTGTTGCCATAATGTAACGTTGTCTGTAATTTATTTAGCTGGTTTAGCACTTCCACCTGCGCCAGGGGCAGCAGCCTTCTGCTGGTCAGCCGCAGTCTTTGATTTCTGACTAGCTATTTGAGCTCTCTTAACTTCCTTATCAAGTTCTATATTATCTGTCTCTGCATCTAATTGTGCTTGATCGGCAGCGACTAGATCAGTTGGGTTAATTGCTTTACCCGTCTCCATGTCATCTGTCATTTGCATATCGATCTCTTCAATCTGTTTCTCAGTCTGACCAAGAATTTCAGTACGAATGTATTCGATAGAGAAGTACTTACCAACAAAGGGATCCATAAGACCAAGCACGTTAAGTTGCTCTGTCTTCATCTCTAAGTTCTTAAGCTCTGTGAAGTGATTATCTTTGAGATAATCATACTGGATATGTTCTTTCATATCCTCCCAGTCTTCAGGAGTGATAACACTCTTGAGTATTAACTGTGTCTTAAGGGTATCATTGAATATGTCACTAAACTTCTTGCGGAGTTTTCCTACAAACTTAGTGAACTTCAACTCATCTCTAGTGATCTCAGATGACCTTCCAAGGTTGAATCCAGAACCTGCATCCAATCTACCTGCAGGAACATTTAACGATTTGTAAAGTTTTGTTTGGAAATATTGCACGTCTGTAAGCTCTCCAAGGTTTTGACCACCTGGAAGAGTAGTAATTTCTGTGCCTCTACCTCCTTCTCTACGTGGAAGCCAGAAATCTTCCATCATAGACATGTACTTTCTATCATCTCTGATCTCACCAGTGGCAGCATCGTATACTAATTTGTTACGATACCTTCCCATAACTTCACGAAGATACTGTTCCGCTTTAACTTTCGGAAGATTACCTACGTCAATGTAGAATATTCTACGTTCTGGTGCACGAGATATACGATAGATTACCAAACTATCTTCAATCATTCTGAGCTGATTGAGTACTTTGATACCTTTATGCAAATAGGATAACACTATGTTCCTATTAGTATCCATGATACCTGAGGTGACATAAGTGATTGCATCCTTTGCAATCTTAATACCACTATTAGCTGATGTATTATTCAACCCCTTAGGATTGTATACGAAATACTCTTCGGAAGTACCGAAGTCATACTTCATAAATTCATCTGCAGTTTTTGGTTTTGTTATCTGCCTGACTTTCTTAATCTTTGATGGATCAATATATCTTACTTCTTTGATACCTTCTCCAGGTTGATCTAAATTAATTACCTTATGATAATATAAACGCCCATCAATGTACCATCTACGGAACATCTCATGGGCTTTAGAATCAAATCCAAATAAGTTTTTAACATATTCAAACTCATCACGTATCATCCCTTTAACACTTTCGCTAACCTCAAGGTTATCAAGGTTAACTTCTATAGGACTATCGTTCTGATCAGCGACTATTGCTTCATGTAAAATATCTTCGATGGCACTATCCACTTCTGGATGCATAGCCATCTCACGATACTTTTTCACCATATCGAATTCGGTCTTGAAGTTACCGTCTAGGTCAAGATACTGACCATAGTAACCTCCTGCAATATAACTGGTTGCACCGTCCTCGCTTGAAGGTTGAATAGGAGACGGAGCACGTTCCTTCTCAACCTTTTTCTTAAACGAGAAACCGAATAACTCTGCCATAATATTTGGGTTTCTTTACCTTACTATTTAGTTAGCTTGCAACAACGTTATTTTTGTTGTTTCCACCTGAAGTAGTATGGTACTGATATGCAAATTCAACATCAAACTCTTCGTATGAATCGTTGTTGTCGTATGCAAGTGATATCTGTGATACTGATACAGGGAATGCTGAGATCAAGTTGTACTGTCTTAGTTCAGTTAACTTACCATCAGCAGCACCTGTGCCACCAAACTTATCAAGTTGTGTGACTTGGATGTCTACCCATGTATCTACTATATCAGCAGTTGCAGTGTTCTTATCGACACCGTTAGTTAACTCAATCCATTTCTCATAAGCACTTCTTAGTGCGAATGCGTCATCCATGTAGAATGTACCAGTCCATGTTTCATAAGTTCTGTCTCCAGGAACTTTGATAACACGACCACGAAAGGGAAGTTCAACTGTACCTACGTTAGTTGCAGGTAGTGCAGCAGACTTACACATGTAAGTTACAGCTGCTCCTTTTGAACCTGAAACTCCATCGACGATGGGTTCAGAAAGACTTGTGCCTTGAGGCCAAGTGTGAAATACCGAGAAAAGGTTAGGACGTACACCGCCTCTAATAGCCTTTTGGAATTCTAGTATACCTAGTGGGGTTGCCATTAAATTGCTCCGTTAATTATCTGCGGGGAACGACTTCCTCGAAGGATACGCCAGTGCGTGTCGCTACGAAAGTCAGTGTGATAAAGTTGATTGAACGTGCAGGCTTGATATAGAAGTCAGCCTTAAATTCGTTCGCGTCAATGACTGCTCCAGTATTATTGGAGTCATCACATACAACTAAGAAATCTGTAATACCTCTTTCGGCTTGAACGCCTCTTAGGTATGGTTCAACAACATTCTTAAAGTTGTTTCTTGTGAATTCATCATTGAGTTCAAAGAGTACCCCCTTCGCAGCATTGCCGATTGTCTTTTCTATCACATTGAATAGACGACGGACGTTGATGCGATCAAATGCAGATGGTGAAGCGAGAGCAGTTTTGTCACCGAAGAGTACGATGCCCTGTCCAGGTAGACTGGTGATTGGGTTGATCCTCTTCTGATATAATGTATCTCTTTCGGATTTTGTAGGAGAGTATGCTAGTTTAACAGCGTTCCTAATTGCACCACGATTCAAACCTGCTGGTGAGAACCAAGGTAATCCGTTTGCAGTAGTAGCAGCACATAGTCCTGCAACATCTCCGTTGCATGGAATGTATCTGTACTTGTCAGCAAATCTGTCGTAGACATACTTCCAAGTATTATCAAACACACCGAATGATGTTGCTTGAAGTGTATTGTAGAAGTCAACTACGTTTGCTGTTTGAGTTGCAGAGTTAGTTACTCCAACAACGTCTCCTCTATATGGAGAGCAGAATGCAACACAATCTTTTCTGCTAGAAGCAATTTGTAGAATTGCAGCAGCAACGGCTTGTGTATTAGTCTTGTTTGCAGAATCGCCAGGTCCCTGAAGGATGTAGTCGATCTGTACTGTTTCAGGATCAGCGAACTCTTGAAGTCCAGAAATGATTTCTCCTGAAGAAGCACCTGCAGCAGCCTCTGCACCTTTTTGGAAAGTGTAGCTAGTAGGTGCACTGAATAAATCGAATGCTGTTGTACTGTCTGACCCAGCATTGTTTGTTCCACCAATGTTGCTACCTGATGTAATTGCTTGGTTAGCACTTATATCATATGCATTGGTTTCATGAGATCCCCAGTAGATGTAGTTACTTTTCTCAAGAACTACCTGTGGGTAATAGTTACCTGCACCTTGTGAGGTCTTACCATTGTTTGCTTTAGAAACATATGT